GGCTTTCCTTTGAAGTTGTCGTTGCACTGGTAACCGAAATGCTTGCAGGTGGCGTCAGTAATCTTTCTGGCTCTGAGACCGCGCGTCTCGCCGGTAATCATTTCTGCCATATGCTTCTTTCTACCTGATCGAAGAACGCCATCAGTTCCGTGTGCGCCACATGAAAAGCAATAAGTATGTCCGTCGTCGTAGATGGAGTTGGCGTCTCTCGATCCGCACTCTTCGCAGGGAATGTGCTGAACGAACGTGCTCTCATTCTGTGCGATCACGGCCAGCCGCTTTGTCGAGCACTGCGCCGAAGGGAGCCCACCAAACCTTGGCGTCGAACGACGGACACGCCTTCTTAACGCCATCGAAGTCATGGTGCCCAACCACTCGGGCGCGACCGTAGTACTGTTGATAAAGGACGGTGAGCGCGTGCTCCAGCGTCGTCATCTGTTCAGAAGTGAAGTTGTTGGCGGGTTGTCCAGCCTCATCAACACCACCGACCAAGCAAATCCCGAGAGACTGCCAGTTGTGATTCTCGACATGAGCACCAATCGCCCAGGTGGGACGGCCAAGCTCTCGTATACCGTCGCGCCGAATAACGTAGTGGTAGCCAACGTCAGCCCACTTCCTTTCCTTGACATGCCACTCACGAATCTCTTTGACACCGATGTCTTGAGACGGTTTTGTCGCGGAGCAATGGACAACGATGAAATTCGTCGCCTTTCTGCGCTGATACTCTGTGTCTTTCAGGAATGCCATCAACCCTCCATGAGCTTGAGTGCGTACTCCAACGAGCGCTTATTCACAGGCTCGTTGAGCCACGCTTGAGGGATGAGCTTGTCTGCGAATTTGAAGTCCTTCGTCTGACACCACGCAGCATAAGTCGTCTGTGATTGTTTGGAGATGCGCTGCCGAGAGTTGGAGAAGACGAAGCGAATGTCGAGAGCGGGGTGCTGCGCTTGAACCAATAAGTGCTTCTGTCGATCAGCCGTTACGAATCTGCCCTTGGTCTCGATAATGATGCCATTGCGAAGAAGGAGAAAGTCAGGTGTGTATTTACGGGGTTTAGATGGTTGGGTGAACTCGATGACCACCTGCTCGTATCCATAGGGAATGCCATCAGCGTTCAACTGGCCCATCACCTGCTCCTCCAGACCGGAGCGCCAGCCGTGTTTTAGGCCAGCGCTCCGGCGAGAGGTCTTCTTCATTTAAGCGTTCCCAACTCTTTAGACAGGGCATTCCACAACGAGTCAAGAACTACTCTGTCTGCTTGTGACTTGGGCCACTTTTCATCGAGGAGACAGTCCCTCAACACGATGGCCTCTTCTGGAGTCATCCAAAGTACGACTTCTATAACCTTGGGTGGCGGTGGCGGTGGCGGCGGTACAACCACGCTCCGCACTAGAGTCACCGAAGCCATTAGAACTCGTCTGCCGATTCCGTCACTGCGGGTGCGGAAGCGGGTGCGTCATCGTCCTCTCCCGTAGCCGGAGCCACTTCGCCTTCACCCTCGTTCTCGAAACCGAAGTACTCAGCGTTGCCGCCGAACTCTACCAACTCGATGATCTGCACAGCTTCGAGCCGGAGGTTCGCACCTGCAAGCACGACGCCCTTCTGCTCTGTCGAGGGACGAGAGTACTGATTCAACTCGAAGCTGACCTTCACCGTTGAACCGCCACCGACACGCGGGATCGTAGTGTAAGGCTTACCCGCTGCGTCGAACAGCACGGGACGCCGCGTCCAGGCTTCACCAGTCTTCTTGCTAACACCGCTCGCAATCATCTTGAACGAGATTGTGACCGAGCCGTCATCGTTCCGCGTATATGGAACGCTCGCCAGCTTGATTTTGCGTTTCTTGTCCTTGGCTTCGGCTTCCTGCGCCGCCTTGGCCGACGCCTTCATTGCAGCGTCGATCTGCTTTACGAGCGCCTCGGCCTCAGCGCCAGCACCCTGCCATTTGATCTTGTACTCGCCCCGCTCATTGAACTTTGTATCAGGCTTGCTGAGATGCGGGTATACCGCCACGCCACGAGGCGTGGTCATCAACTTCTTTGCCACGATTGATCTCCTTAATAGAAAAGCTCTCGAACTTAGCCAGCTCGATGAAGTTTTGTACAAAAATGATGATGGTACGAACAGCCTCATCCACGCTGTTGTAGAGAGTGTTTTCTCTCAACGAAGCGGGACTATTGTGACCATCTTTGGCAAGGTAGCCAATGAAACCACCCCACTGAGTGCGGTGTCGAATCGCGAATTTCTTCCGAATCGCGAATTTCTTCACGGTCTCAGTGGTCTCAGTCTTTTTAACAGCATCATACTTCTTAATCCAATCATACTTCTTAGCAGCATCATACTGATTCATCATCCCTCCTTGAGGATTCTGCGAGTGAGTCTGCGCCCCAACCGCTGTGCATCGCGCTTTACCTGCACATCGCGCACGGTATCAGCGATAGGATCGTTAGGAAACTCTTGCTTGCCTCCCGGCAGCAACGACACAAAAGCCGGGCGAGCCATGCGTGGCCCGTCATCCATACAGCCTCCTTCAGTTTTGTCGTGATGAAGTCTTAGTACTTCGAGATGACTCCAGGCCGAGTGGTCTGACGCCCGATACGAGTAACGGTCACAGAAGCGGGGATGTGACGAGTCGTGTCGAACACGCGGGCCAACACGCGAAGAGCACCGGCACGATCTCCTGCTATGATCTGTTTAGGCAGACCACGTAATTTCTTACTGCCCGAATAGGTAATGCTGTACTGAAAGTACTGAAACACTTGGATGTCTCCTTTTTTTGTCGCAGTGAGGGTCAGTCGAAACGGATGATGGCGCAGAGAGAAGAAGGAAGGAGCAGATCGCTCTCTAACTTCTGGATCAACTCATAGAGTTCTTTACGTCTCTGACAAAGCGCTGCGTAGGCATTACCGATTGCACATTGATCTTTAGCGTCAGTCGCTGTGAATCTGCACCACGCAGCTTCCAAGTCCTGCACGATCTCAAATGCTTCGAGACTGACAGCTACAACAGGAAATTTCTTGTCTGACATTTGGAACAGCCGAGTTTTTAGAGGAGGGTGCCGACAGTAATTCCGAGAGCGATACCGCCGACGAAATACACAGCATGAATGAGGCGCCGTATTGACGTGGCGCGAGCGAAAATTCGCTGCGCTTCGTGAATGCAAGGGCCTACAGCGTTATCGAGCACTCGCGTCCCCCAGGGTGTGCGAACGTAGGTCACCCCGTCATCAGTCTGGTAGGTCGTGCCGTACTGTCCGCGAGCTGGATGGAAGGCAACTGCGTTAGTGTGCCGCTTCATAGAACGGTCTTCTCCTTTTGGTTTGGTAGTTCTACCGGAGCCTGAACTACAGATTGACTAGCTGATCTAAAACGAGCGCAACGTAGGCATCACCAGCGGTATGCAGCGCGAGAGAGCCGTGGTAGGCGCGAAGAGCGAGCGCTGTGGTTTTCTGCTGCTTCAGATAGAAGGCGAGAACTCGCACGCCCTTACAAGCGTTGAGTCGCCGCTGGAATAGTGAACCGCATCCACACTCTTCCTCAAACTCGTGTTGCCAGTACTTCGGGATCACCTGCATGAGTCCGACAGCGCCACGCGGCGAGACAGCCATCGAATCGCCAGTCCAGTTCTCTACGTGAGAGACAGCAATAGAGAGGGCAACAGGGGCACCAGCGCGACGAGCTTCTTGTGCGACGAGGGTGTCACGCTGATCTGAGAGCGATATCGAAACCGGCGCAATAGGAAGTGAAACCACAGTGCCATCACGCTGCGAAAATAGAAGACCAGTGACTATACCAAACCACAGAACGGCACCGAGTGCCGCTCCAAGCCAAGGAAAGCGTATGAGTGATTTCACCGAGCTTCCTCCTTCATCCACGTCCCGTTGTGATAGACGAGGCGTCCAGTGCATTCCTTGCAATACAGCGCTGCTCCTTCATGCGCGCCGCTCATCAACGTTTCATAGAATGTGATGCTCTTGAGGCAGCAATTTTCCACTTATCCCTCCCAGGGATAGAATTAGGCAAAGAAGTAATCCGACGCGAGCACACCGTTAACATCCAGGTCACCCTTCGCAGGTGGCTCAGGACATTTCGTTGGGTCTG